GTTCTAGCAATGTATTTTTCACCAGTTTGTGGATTAATCATGTAGTGCGGTTCAAATGGCTTTTTCGCAGGGATTGATTCTGGATTGTAAATCTCAGGAATAATCATGTCTGCTTCACCGCCAATGGCTTCTAGAATTTCGTGGTCAATCCAAGCAAAAACTCTTGGATCTGTTGCAGCACTCTTGGCTGTTTGTAATTTCTGTAGTTCTTGTAAATCATCTTGAATATTAAAACTATCTGGATATTCTATTTCGCCATCAAATTCAAATCCTTGATACTGTGCATACAACTTCCAAATTTGTTCTTCGGCAAGTTCTAAGTTGTCTGCTTTTTCACTTAGTCTAGCATTAAGCAATTCAAATTCTGTTCGCATGGCAACACCACTTAGTGTGCGAGCCTGCGTAGCACGAATAGCACCAGTGTTGGCCATTTTATCAATGGCATCTACGCTGTGTTCAACGCTGTTGTAGATAGCACTGATATCTGTTGACACATTAAGCATATAAGGCTTTAGGCCAGGGTCTAATCCATCTGGCATTAGGGCAATTGAGCCAGCGCCAGCAGACATTTCTACGTCTGGAGTTTTTACCACGGTTGGATGTCCATTAAGTCTAATGCTTTGTTCTACTTCACTGAGTTCATTGTAAATCTTCTTTTGATGGTCTGCAATATCCGACAAATCGCTTACGCCTATGCCACGAATAGGGCCACGGTTACCATAAGCAACAATAGCAGGAACCATACCTAGTCCATTAGGTTCGCGGTATTCTGCTGTAACTTCTTGTTTTTTAGTATCTATTGTATAGGTTACAATTTCTTCTGGAGTCCAAAGTTTAATAACCTGCTCATCGCCATTGACATCTTCAATATATTTGATCATATCTAGTGTATAACGACCCAATGGGCTACGACGCCAGCTCCAGTCCATAACAGTTAATGGAGTTAACAGATTTACATAAGGACGCACACCAATAGCCAATTCATCAGCACGAGTAACAGCACCTACATTGGGTTTGGTTACTAAAACAAAACAATGTCCAAATACATTACTCCAAATGCTGACTTCTTTCATAAATTGGTTTAGACTACGGCCGTCTAAATCAGCATCACGTAAGAAATCTTCCAGCATAGGGTCTGCTTGTAAGGATCCTAATTCACGTTCAGGCTCTTGGCGGAATAAGAAACTGGTATAAACACTGACAACACTACGACAATGGTTGTCTAATGGTGTAGAATTTAACCTAGCCGCGTATTCAACATCAGTTTCATTAACATAGCGTGTTAAATGCCCTGCTTGGCGATATTCATCACCGCCTTGGTAACTTTCTAGGTAAAATTGCCATCTATCATTTAATTCATTGTAACTTGTATTGGCTGAAGTTACTTGTAGGTATAATTCGTATAATGTGCTCATTTGTTATCTAACTCCGATTTGGTGTCCCCATCTTGTTGGTTGTTTAATTTCACCATAGTCTTTTCTGATTGGGAACAGATAATCGACCATGTAGCCCAAGGCGTCCATCATGTGATCATACCCTTCGTCTTTGGTGGGTGTGCTGGTGCCTTCCTTATAGGTATGTCTTTCCAGTCCTTCAATAGTGTATTTAACCCTGGGGTGGAAAAATAGGTGTCTAATGCCCTTAGCATCGCATAAACGGCTGTTGACAGCATTGATTCTATCACGCACAGGCGTATGAACATGAGGAACTTTTACGACGAATCCTGCGTTTTGTAAGATGGTGACATCAGTAGAGCCGCCAGCCGAGGTTTTTCTTTGGCGGGCCGCTGGATCTGGATAGGCATAGATTTTGCTCTTTGGGTATCTCTGACGTATTTCGTCCACTGCTTCTTGGGTATTACTAGAATACATACGGATTTCGTCGATGACATATAGCGTATCTCCTTTACGCACAGCAATTACCACGGACATAGGGTCAATGTTAAAGTCCCAGCCAGTGTATAAAACAGTTAAATCTAAATCTCCAGAAATAGGAGGTTCGCAATTTTGTTTTCTATCAAAACTATAATAAATTCTACCACTATAAGTTTCAAAAGTTGCTAAAAATTCTTGTCTAAATGTGCGTTCATCTAAGTCACGCTTGGCGGCTTCTATTTCTTCTGGTTTAACATTGCCGCCATCGATGGTTGTATACTGAAAACTGGCCCAGTCCGGGTTTTCTTCAGGCATGGTGTATAGGTCGTGAGCCCAATTACCTATGCCTTTGGGAGTTCCAATAAACATGGCCCGGCCTTGTTTGTCTGCTAGTGTTGGACGTAGGACTTCATACCAAGCATCTTCGTCAATGTCTGCAAATTCATCAAGGCAAACAAAATCCAAGCCAACACCACGCAAACTATCTGCGTTATCAGCACCTTTTAAGGAGATGGTGCTGTTATTTTTAAGTGTAATGGTTAATTCACTTTCATTGATCTTTTTGGCCCAGCGTAAATCTTGTAATTTGTGTTTGAGTTTACGCCAAACAATTTGCTTACTTTGTCTGTATGTGGGCGCAACATACCAAACTTCTTTGTTTGGATCTCGAGCATGATAGCAAAGTTCTCGAATAGCAAGGTGAGTCTTTCCAAATCTACGACCCGCTACAACTACCTTGAAACGATGATTGTCATTGGCTACAGTTTGTTGTGCTAGGCTAAGTGGCATATTATTTGATTAAATTATAAATGCCAATGATTGCAGAAATTATAGCACTGGCTCCTAAAACCCACATGACCCAGCCATGCAAGGTTCGTTCTATAGCAACAACTTTATCAGCCAATAATCCATGCTGGCTTGTTGAATTTTCAGCCATGGTCTTAAGTTGTTCTTGTAATTGTTCATGGTTGTCATGGACTGTCTGTTTCAAATCATCTACTTTTTCAGTTAGGTTTTTAACTTCAGTTTCCACAATGGCCACCCTTTCATTAATATCAGTCATCTACACTTTCCCAAGGTAATGGCTGGTTAGCTTCGCTTTCAACAGGGTTATCACTTTGTCCAAGTATGTTTTTACCCAGCCAAATAAGCATGGTTACATTACCACCAAGAGCAGTTTTAATTTGTGCTCTGCGTAAATCATGCTTGAGGTTTTCTCGGCCCAGCAATAACTGTTCCTTAAAATTGTATCTTAATGTATCTTCTTGAATGCCAAACCATTCAGCAATTTCTTTGTCCTTGCAACCTATGGCTGCTAATTTATAAACCTCGTTAGGAGGCACGACTTTTTTGTCGCGTCCTACAGGCAACCCTTCAATCTCACCCTTGACTAATTCTTTGGGTTTTGGACCTGTCTTTTGCTGTAATTCTGGATCTTTATTTCTTGCCATTATGCTGAACGGTTCTCTACCTTAATTCTAAAGCTACGGCGGTCACTAAGCCCATCAACTGTAGTAATTGCGGCAGTAATGGTGTAAAGTTTACCTACTTGTCCGCCGCTGAGTTCTACATAACTGATAGTTCCACTTTGTGTGCCTTGACTAACTTTGACTAAGGGTGCTGGATCATTAGCACGAACTTGTAGTGTATAACTTGCTGAAGACAGGGTGTCGCCTTCAGGTAGCCACTCGGACCAATCCATGCTGTATGTCAGTTGGCTACTGGGGTCTTTGGCAATCCATGATCCAATGTTGTCCTTTTCATAGCCGGTTCTGGTGATAGTTGTCATATTATCTTCCTATTATTTTATTTACGCGAGTTTCTTGTTCCACGGTTAATAAACGGCTTTCTGGAACAATTATTAGATACCTAGACTCGCCAGGTATTTTAATCTGGAAGTATTCATCTATGTGTATGATTCTTCCAGCCATTAATACAAAATCAAATGCCTGTAAGTTGGCCTGGAACCTAGTTACTTCGCCTGCTATAATTACTATGCCAAATGCTGAATTTATTTGTGCCTGTGCTAGCCTTACAATTTGATTGTTAATAGTTAATGCTGTTAGGCTGCTTGGTGCAGACTGATAGGCTCTTAATCTGCCATTAGTTACCTGCAGGTTTGTATTGCTAACTTGGTTGCTAGTTCCATATCTAATGCGTTGGCCTTGTGTAGACATACTAGCACTAGCAGTCATGAAACTTTCATTTCTGCGTAGATATGTCGGCAATAATGTTTGTGTTGCCTGTGCAGTTAAGTCAGCCTGTGCAAACAATACATTACTTGCTTCAATAGACAAATTAGTTGTATTGATAAGGAATACAGGAGTATCTGTAAACACTTTAGCAGTTACTGACATAGTTGCAGTTGCATCTAAGCCAATTAGCCCTTGTCCAATTTTGCTAACGGCAGCAAGTTCAGCGTAGAATGCTGACATATTGCTATTTGAACTGGTTGTCTTAATTGGCGAACTAGATAGGTTGGCCAATACTGATGCCGCAGAATCTAATCCTCTTAATACTCTTGGGGTTGCAGACACTGAAGATACTGCATTTATGGTAACGTCAGCGGTAACGGCTTTAGTAACATTAGGTTGGATAGAAGCAACTGATGTTAAATTAGCATTAAATTGTTGTATCTTACCAATTATTGTGGTTAATGATGCACTAGCAGTTTGGTTGCTGTGCAAGATAACTGCTTTTCTAGCATTTGTGACTGTTGTAAAACTTGAAGATAAAGAAACTGATGATTTCTTTATTCTCAATGCCGTTGCATTTGTAGTTGCTTGTGAACTTAAATCAGCACTGGCTAATTTGAACCTATTAGCAATAGCCGATAAACTAGGAACAACTGTTAAATCAGCACTGGCTATTGTTGTTACAAATGTATAATCAGTATTTGACGAAATAGAAACATTTCGAATTTGTTTACCAGGATTGGTAGAATTGTCTACCAATAATCCTGTAATAGGCAATACTAAGTTATCATAGTTTGGAGCTGGGCCGCCAAGTGTAAATCCTATGCTGTCTGGATTGTATGATGGAGTAAAAGCAACTGATGTTGAATTAATAGAACAACTGGTGACAAATGTCTGTATGGCTGTTCGATTAATAGTTAGATTGAATGTATGCCAAGTATTGGTAGCAAGGCTATCCCAACTTATGGCAGTATTTGTAAAATATACATTTTTATAATAGCCAGATTTATCCGCAACACTTGTGGGTGCTGTCATAAAGATTTCAACATAATCTGTTCCATCAAATTCTTGATGTAAGACAATATAAAAATTAGGATTTGGTGGTTCAGTAACCGCGGTTAGATAACGGCTATCAACAATGCCTCCAACCTCTAAAAGGTTAAGTCCTGAACCCGGACTGGCAGTATCTTTGTTTGTAAAGTAAAATTCAAAATTTATTGAAATATCACGATAATATGGTCCTAGGCCATTTGGATTAGAATTTTCATTTGGATTGGCACTAAGGCTTGATATTGTTGCTAAGTTAGCAACTCCTCCTAATATCTTAGGTGTTAATGCGCCTGTTAAACTAAATTGTGCCTGTAGATTAATCTGGGCTAAATCTAAATCTAATGCCTGTGCAGTTAGGCTAGATGTTGTTTGTAAATTTGCAAGACCTGATAATCTTTTACCTAGTAAAACTGTTAAATTAAAATTAGATGCTAGATCAGCAGTTTGAGAAGGTATCCTACCAACTGCGGCTAAAACAAATCCTTGACTAGACAAACTAGCAGATGTAGTTTTAATTGCATTATCTATTTGTGCTGTTAATGTAGCACTAGCAGACAAGGCGCCAGAAAGTTTAATTAGTTTAGATGCAATAGCATTTACAGTTGCCTGTGAACTAATTGCGGCTGCACCGGTTTGTAAATATCCGCCAGCGGTGATACTGTATGTTGTTGTTGTAATATTAGAAGTTCTGTCTATATCTGTAGTAGAAATAGTAACTGCTGAATTGGCCAAACTACTTTGCGTATTGGATTCATTGCCAATACCAATATCCCAAGATATTAAACTTGGAATGCTGGCAAAACTATAGGTTCCTGACTCGGGAACACCTGAACCATCCAAGTAGGTTTTAACTAAAATTCCTTGAAATCTAGTTGGACTTGTTCCTTTATTTTTTTCACCAACAACATAAATGCCAGAAGTATCAACAGTTATTGCATTGGGGACAACAAAACTAGTTGTTTTTTTCCAAATTGGTTCAAGTGTGCTGCCATCTAATTTCATAATGCCATTAGCGGTGCTGGCATAGATTGAACCAGAGCTAACTGACAAATTATTAATATTAGAATTTGATAATACTTTACTTGCCAAAGTAGTGCCTGAACTGTTTACTTTTATAATCAATTCATAATATATAGAACTATCTGGAGAAAATAATTTTGAAATTATAATATTTTCAGAACTATCTACAGTTATTGTGCCCGGATAGAGAGGAAACTGTTTGTTAGTTCCATCTGCAGATATTAATTTTGACCACAATGATATTCCATCACTAGAATTAATTTTTCCAAAAGATCCTGTAGTAGTGCCACTGCCGCCGGTATAATACAAGTTAGTTCCATAAGCATATAATTTAGAAATTTTTGGTGTATAATAACGGAACCAAGTTGAGCCTGTGGCTCTATAGACAAAGCCTCTTACAGTAGGACTATCATGAACTCCGCCTACAAAAATATCTTGGTTAGAATCTACAACTACAGAATTAACTGTAAGATTATATGCCGTTGATCTTGTATAGGTAGTTACTAATGAACCTGAACTATTGTATTCTGCTACAATAATGTCACCATTTATTGATCCAGCGGCAACAATATTTGAGCCTCGAATTGCAACTGATGAAAAATAACTGAGGTAAGAGTTAGATAAATTCTTACTCCATAGTAAATTTCCATACTTGTCAAATTTGTCAATGATTGGACTGTAAAATCCTGTGCTGGAATTAAGGTTACCATAACCAACAGCATAGGTATTTTCTAAAGCATCTCGAACTAATGCTGTGTAAGCATGATATTCACTAGATCCGCTGCCAACGTCTTCTTCAGAAGTTACATAGAAATATCCAAAGTATTTTGTTGCTGAGATGGCTGCTGAAGCAGTCAAGGCCAAACTAACCTGTGCAGTCTTATCAACTTGGCTGCTTATGGTTAAACTTGCAACACTATCCAATACAGCAAATGAGTTTTTAACTGCGTCAACACTAATGCCGGGTGTAAACAAACTGCCAGCATTGATTTCAAAATCTTTGATGCGTAGGCCAATAACTGTAAATTCAGCAAGAGAATTTACACTTGAAGAACTGTCAAAAACTGCATTAACCTGTGCCGTAGTGGATACTGAGGCTGACGCAGATGTTTCCAACTGCATAATCTTCAATGCATCTAAGTATTGATTGGCAGTTATTTCTAATGCAGGAGTTGCAAATCTAATTCTATCTGCTGAGGTAGATTGTGTAAATGCTGATGTTACATCGCAGTCAATAATATTAGTTTTTCTTGTGCCTTTAGCATCAATGCCAAACTCACTAGATAGTAAAGCTTCGGCTTCTAAAACTTCACCACCTGGAACTAAAGTGCCATCACAAGTCAAACTAAAAGCCGCTGAACTTGCGGCTTCGTAGTAACGGACTCTTATGTTATCGCTAACAAAGATTGTGGCTGCTGAGAATTCGTCACTGCTAAGGTGTATGATCCTACTGACATCAGTGGCAGCACTAAATTGACTGCTGACTTCAATATTATTGTTGCGGATTCTATCGATTTGAACGGCAATTTGCGCTTCAGTGAAAGCAAATAAATCCGCTCCTTCGATATGGCTAATTGTTGCTACCTGTGTGGCAGTAACAGTCATAGCACTGGCACCTTGCTGAATTACTCCAGCAGTCACAGTCATGGCGGCTGATGCGGCTTGTGTTACTGCCGCTTCTGCTTGGTATGTATAATAGTCCTCGGGTGTTAAGTAACCTAAGTCTATATACAGTTGATCTGTGACTTGTCTTGTCATGTTATTTCCTTAATTAGGCTAATTTATAGAACATAAAAATTAATGAACGGCCATGTTGTTCATTCCAATAATGTTGATAACTAGGATAACTTCCACTTTTATATAATTGTAATGTTCCTGAACTGGCCAATGTAAAGATAAATCTACCTCTTCGCCAGCCAGCCCGATCAGTCCCAGAAACCCTATAAGGATTATTGGCAAGGTTATCAATTGTTGCTAATACTGTAGATCCATTTTTCAATACAACTGTAGAGTAAACGCCGCCGGAGTCGCTTGTATAAGCATCTGGCAATTCAAACATATAAGTTCCTGCTGGTAGTGTAACTGTGTTAGTGGCTGCACTAACACCACTAATACCTCCGCTTGATTGTAGTGTCCAACTGGGGCTTAACGCCCCATCGGCAGTTGCTGGAACTAATAATTGACTCCCCATACTTAATACAACAATGTTGTTACCGCCACCACCGCCAGCAGTTGCCCAACTTAATACACCTGCGCCGTCAGTTGAAAGAACCTGTCCGCTGGTTCCGTCTGCCGCAGGTAATGTCCAAATTTTATTTGTTGTAACAGTTGCTGGACTCTTGAATCCCACATAGTTTGAACTGTCGCTGTCTGCTAGTCGTAGTTCGCCACTGGCTGTTACTGTAAGTCCAGTAGACTTAACAGGACCATTGGCCAATAATGCCCAACCATTGGTAATTGTTGTATTAGTTCCAGCAGTTGGTGCGCCTGAGATATAAAGTGTGCCTGCATCAGTTACAGTAATTGCATTGGTGCTGGCCATAGTTGGTGCGGCTATTGCATGAACATGGCTAGCGGCTACTGTGCCTGCTGTTGAATTGGTATCAGTATAAGTTGCCGCTGATACACGCAAACCAATACCATTTGTTGTCCAAGCAGTCGAACTTAACGAACTAGTGCCAATTGTTAATTTGGGACTGTTGGCTGTTGTGTTGTTAAAGGTAAAAGGAGTAGTAGGTGCTGATGTCCAAGAAGTTACTCCGCTACCACTATTAACTAAAAAATTGCCTGCACTACCTGCAGTTGTTGGCAATGTAAAGTTAATATTACTAGCAACACCACTAGGTGCTTGTAATGTTATACCATACAGGCCATCAGAAAATAATTTTATTTTACCTGTGGTCTGGCTAGCAGTTCCTATAGTTAAAGTATCTGTGCTGGCATCATAATAAAAAGCATTACTATCAATATGAGGTGCTTGGTTACCTGTTGTGTTAGCCGCAACTAAAACTGGATATAGTGTTGTATCACTGCTATTACCAGTATTGGTTGAAATGTTTATGTTGGTTGCACTAGAAGCAGTGGTAGCATTTCCACTTAATGCACCACTAAACGTTGTTGTAGTTAAAACACCAGTTGATGGATTATAAGTAAAACCGGTATCATATTTAGGACTAATATTGCTTGCATCAACTGCTGTTGAAGTAAACAATGGATATCTAGTTGCGTTAGTGTTGTCATTTGTTTGTGTAACAGTAGAAGCCGCACCAACAGTAACACCGCTAAGTGCAGTATCAACCCAGTTTGTGCCATCAAAAATTAATGCATCATTAGTTGCGGCAGCTGTAATAACAACATCACTTAGGCCATCTAATGTAGTTGCTCCGCCTGACGCTGTTGAGTTAATTGTTACTGTGTCAGTAGTTGCATTAACTGACAAAGTTATGTTTGTGCCGGCTGTTAGTGTAAGGGTATCATTAAGATCTAATACAGCAGTATTGGTGCCGTCAGTAACGCTGATTGTTGCGTTCTGTAAATTAGTTAGGTTTGCGTCGCCTTCTGTCCAAGTAAGTGCGCTGCCTTTGCTTGCTCTGGTTGTAATTGTTGGTTTTGCCATGTGACTTGCTCCACGAGTTATTGTTCTACAGCAACCTAGGAGTCCAAGTCTAGAATGCTGGCTATTTTGTCAGCCTAAAAGGGAGCCGAAACTCCCTTAGGGCTGTGTAATTAAAAATTAGGCTAGGCTAATTGTCAAGTTACCTGATGTTACTTGGAAAGTATCACCACTATCAATTGTCTTGCTGGTTGTTACTGCACCCCAGAACAAGACATTACCTGCACCTGCTGTGCCACCGTCCATAACTGCCACGTGAGTGATAGTGCCCCAACTTGCTGTTGCGGCGTCAAAAGTTACAGTTGCGTTAGTTGCGCTTGAACCACCACTTGCGGCTGCAAATGTTACGGCTTTACGTGCATAAGCAGTTCCACTGGTGCTGACTTCATCAGTTAGTGTGCCTGCTTCTAAGTTAGTGCCTGCGTTACCACTGGTATTGGTAAACAATGCTAGGTAACGTGTGCCTGGTGCGGTGTAAGATGTTGCTGTTAGAACGTGGTCAAGAACCTTGTTCTCTAAATAATTACTGGCTGCTGACATATTAATCTCCTTAAGGGTTGTGTTGTCATATCAGACAACACAATGTTGTCTGTTGCGATTCGCACTAGTATTTATGGCAAACCCTAAAAAACCTTAAAAAAAGACAAAAAAATTAAGCCAATGCTATGACAAAAAATCTCATGCCTTGTAGACTGCCAGTATTGTTGGTCCAGACAAATTGATTAGTTCCACTAACCCAGGCAAATGTTCCCAAGTTAGTTCCGCTTGTGGATATTGTTGTTACTGTAGTGCCAGCCGTCATGTATAATGCTGTGCTCAATGCGCTGGCATTGTGTATGCATACTAATGCTCCCGGACTGTCAGTCACGTTTACCGTAGAACCATTACTTACATTAGTGCTAAATCCACCAGTAATACTTTCGCCCGAACTGGGTAAATTAATGTTAAGTGCGCCCGTGATACCTAATCCGTTGTCGGGGCCTACATAAAGACTGGTATTGCTAGGTCCACTGATAGTTACTCCAGTTCCTGCGGCACCTCCACCTATTTTTAGTGTATTGCCTGAACTGGCTTTTATGTTTACAACTTGTCCAACGCTGTCATAACTTGTTTCAAATTGTGCAACTACGCCACTGCCTCCACTGCCATCAGCAGCCGCTGTGATACGGCCTTGAGCATCTACGGTAATATTGGCATTGTAATAAGTGCCTGCTGTAACAGCGGTATTGGCTAGAGCGAAAGTAGCAGTATCAGTTGAGCTGTTGCCAGTAATTGAGATGCCAGTGCCACCTGTAAGTGTCAAGGTATCTGTTGTGGAATCTGCTTGTAGTGTGGTTCCGCCAGCAACAACATTTAAGAATAAATTTTGTGCTTCAGTGGCTGTAATGGTTACTGTTTTGCTGGTATTATTGCCTGCAAGGCTAATTCCAGATCCAGCAACTAAGGTAATTGTGCCATTGAGATCACTGACAACATTGGTGCCTCCAGTGCCAGCTTGAAGCGTAAATGTTGCATCATCTAAGTTTTGAAAATTTGTATCTAACTCTGCGTAAGTTAGTGCGCTGCCTTTAGTCTCGCGCTTGACTATAATTGGTTTTGCCATATATGCCCCTCAGTATGATATTTACCTTAGGGCGGCTAATTCAGGTATTTTTGATGCCTAATTGTTCTAGTTCTGCCTTGAACACATGGTTGGCCAAGGCCAAGTGACTTTGTTCTAAATTCTTAAACTTGGCCTTGAGTATGCCATAGTCTTTGGCAGTTTGATTATAGGCATGCGCCAAGTTGTTGTGTGCTTGTTCTAGTTCAGTTATGCGTTGTGTCAGTGTTACTAGTAAATCATAGGGATTGAAATCTGGATCAAACATCAAATAAATTCCTAAAATTGGTCTTGGGCTCGTCTTGTTCACGCCACAGTTCATGCAGTTCAAATAACAAAGTTGATGGGTCCGAAGTTTCTGCAATAATCTTAGGTTGGCTGTCAGCGTTGATAATATTCTTGCCCTGTATGTTTTTTACTTTTAATCCATGCACAATAAAAGCATTGTTGGGTTTGGTGATAATATCTTGCCAATGCTGACTGTTGAAGTTTGTTGGATCAATATAAGTTATATAGTCCTTGCGATCTTGAACACCAATAGCATTAATGGTTGTAATGCGTCCACCATGACGACTAACTGTGGACTTTTGGCTATAGATAACATAGTTTTGCCTAATCATTTTTTCACCTTTAACTTTGTATACTGGACTTTCTTATAAGTCATGCCAAATCTTTTTTTAGCCTGTTCTGTCAAATGATCCAATCTTTTGATAAGCATGGCATTATCTTTGCTCCATGGAAGTTCAGGATCTATGCGGCTCATGCAATAATCAGTAGCCTGGCGTCCTCTAAGATGCCAGTGGTCTTTCCAAATTTCATAAAATTCTTCAAAAGACATGAGCCAGCCTTCTTGTCTAAAGTTAGCCTGGGCTTTAGATCGCATCCAAGGCAAATACATATCATGCTTTTCTTTATCAGGCCCACAAACCCAAGTATGCGGACGCTCTACACCTTTGACAAATGTAGGGGGCCGTTTGGCCTTGGCTGGATCAGGTTTGCGTCCAGGTTTCTTTGCAGGTATGCCATTTTTTCTTATTCTTTCCCAAGCCATATTCCTCTCCTCTTTTTATTTATTATAAACTAAAAAAAACCTACTTAAAAGAGGTCACGGTATAACTGCGTCCATTGACTTGATAAAGTGTTGAAGAGGCCGCGGTAGCTGTGGCAGAGTTATAAGGGTTTTCAATAGGCAGAGGTTTAATCCAGTAATAGGTCCTACCATCCGAACCCTGGTGTGTGGCACAGCCAGTTAAAGCCAGTATGATACTAAGACTTGGTATTATCTTTTTCATTCTTGATCTCCGCTGAACAAACTATCCTGAAATGCTGTCTCAACCATTCTATATAAACTGGGCTGGGTTGTGGTCTTGTTCTTTGCCTGTTGATCCAAGAACGGATCTGTTGGCGTCCAACCCCAAGAGCCTTGTAGTCCAATTGATTCTTCATAGTCTGTGTCCCAGTTTGCGTTTTGTTCAGTCTTTTTCATTGTTAAACAGTAAGGTTATTAGTTGTGGATACAGCACTTGCAATCGGAGACTTCCTTTCGTTAGTTCTTCAGTGCCGTATTCCACAGTTTTATTATATTTACAAAAACCAATCAAGTCAACGTTTTTGGCGTCTTTTCTTGGCTCGTTTTCGGGCACGCTCTTGCCGTTCTTCTGGAGTTCTATATGAGGGATGCAGGATATCTTTTTGAGTTTGGACATAAGTTGCATAATTGGCCAATATGCTGGTTAATCGACTGGCTGTTATTTGGTTGCGTTTTTGGTTGTTCTCTAGGTGGCCAATATAGCAGTTGCAGCCTCTGTGCAATACACTACGAATTCGGCCTGTTTGATGGCAGTGATCCAATACAGCCTGTTGTTCGGTTAGTGGTTCTTGACAGATAGCACAGGTATAGTTTTGTTGTTTGAGCAGTTCTAGTCTAAGTGGTTTTATGTCTTGGGGTTTTAATCTCATTTTATTAGTTCTGGGTATTTGAGTGCAATCCATGAATAGGTCTGACTGCCTACAAGAACAAAGAAACACTGATAGTCTTCTCTGTATTCACAGTCAGGTGCAGTTCTCAAGTAATCAAAAGCACTGGTTGAGGCTTGTCCCAAGTGGTCTATAAGTAACTGCATTAGGTCAATTCGTATGTATTCAAGTTTCATTGACTAGTCCTAATTTCAGTGCGGTATTTGTGTCTTTTTTACTTACCCATGCTACGAATGTATCGCAATCAATGCAGTGATATTTGGCCGAATGCTTGTATCCAGATACCAAGCGGATTTCCACATTATGACTGGAGTGTCGCTCCAGAGGAGGAGTGGGTGTTACCTTAGTATGTTTCTTTTTATACAATTTGTATTGCTTTCTAAATTCACTTGTTTTC